CCAGGTGCGCATGAAGCTGTATGGCGATGTCGAGCAGGACCAGCGCAGCGAGTTTGCCAATGCGTGGAGCGAAGACCTGCACCTGTGCGACTGGAAAGACATCCCGCGTGACGGGTCGATTTATGTGGTGATCGACGGTGCGGACGCCAAGCCGTGGTTCGTTGGCCTGTGGGTGGTGGATCCGCTGGGCCGCTACTGGCAGGCCATGGAGTGGCCGTGTGAGACGGTGCCGATCAACGGCTGCATGCCCGGCCCGTGGGCCGTGGTCAGCGCCGGAGACCGCATGAATGGCGATGAAGGCCCAGCGCAGGACTTGCGCCTCGGCTGGGGTTTGGAGCGGCAGTTCCTCATCGTGTGGGAAATGCTCAAGCGCTTTTTGGAGCGCATGCGGGAGAGCGGTGAGCCGTGGCAGGGCCGCGTGCTGGAGCGCACCTTCACCCTCGAAACTCGTCCGGGCGAAGTCGTGACCGTGGAAGGGCAGTTTGCCGAACTGTTTGAACTGTGGGGAGATCCACGCTGGAGCCATTGGAGTGATCGCAACAGCGGCCAGAAGATTGATGAAGTCGTGTCGCAGATGAAGTGCGGTTTCAAAGAGCTTAACCTGCCCGATGGCACCCGCAAAGCAGCGGGGAACCAAAACATCCGCACCGCCCTGGGAGAGAGTGTCATGGGCCTGCCCCGCGTGCGTGTGAACCGGGAATGCACCAACACCGTATTCATGTTCAACCACTACACCCTGCCGCCGCTGTCAGATAGCACCCGCGCCAAAGATGAAGCCTGCGGTGATCCGAATGCCGTCTGGCGCTACTTCTGCCTGGCTTCCCCGCGGCACATCAAACGCAGCGTGTTCAAGCGCGTGGCAGAATCCGAATTTGGCTACTGAACCAAACACCAAGCACCAAGAACCATGCAAACTCCGACACCCCCCACCACCCCCGAAGCCGTGCTAGCGGCCCGCCTCAACGTGCCGCGTGACAGCTTCAAACGCTGGCGCGAAAGCGGCGACCTCAAGCGGTTGCTGCATTACCTCAAAGACGGCAACGCCTTCCACATTACCCCGGAGGGCGAGGCCGAAGTGCTGCGCTTGATTGGCCTGGGCGAGGCTAGCCCGGCCCCGGCTAAGATCGCCATGCTGGCGCAGGCCGCAGGCGTGATGCCGCGTGTGCTGCGCTGCAAGCCGGTGGAAGGCGGGGCGCTGGTGAGCGTGCGGCTGACCGCGCCGCGTGTGTTCGCCAGCCAGTTCCGGCGGGGGGATCGCATCGAGGTCACGCCGACGGAGACGGCAGGGGTGTACGAGTATGACGGCGCGGTGCCGAGAAGGACGCGGATTTAATCAACTGGGAGGAAGCGGGCAAGAGTGCCCGCGCTCCCTTCCAAACCAAGAACCAACACACATGAAACCAACTGAGAAACCAATCTTTTACCCCATCATCGACAACGGCATGGGGCTTTCTGTGACGGCTTGGGCCGTCTCCATGATGGGCGCTTTGCAAGGCGAGAGCGTCTTCTGCCATCTTTCCACGCCTTATCCTGGTTATGCCATGGATGTGGCGACGAAGCAGTTTCTTCAAAGTGATTGTGACGAGATGATCGTCATCGACACGGACCTGGTGTTCAAGCCGGAAGACCTGGCGCATTTGCTGGAGCATGACGAGCCGCTGGTCTTCGGGCTTTACTCGAAGCGCACGGTCAAGTTTGAAGCGCCAATCGTGCCGCTGAAAGGGAACGAGAATCCATCGCTGAGTCCCGGCGTGCTGTGGGAAGTGGCGAAGACGGCGCGTGGATTCATGCGGGTTCACCGTTCCGTGTTCGAGAAGATGCAGCCGCATGTGACGCTGATGCAGGGCACCGAGTTTGGCGACATGCACAGTTTCTGGCCGACCAGCTACGACGGCACCAGTGAAGACTTCGCGTTCTGCGCCAAGTGGCGCGAGCTGGGCGGGCGCGTGCTGATCGACAAGCGTGTCTTTGTCGGGCACGTCGGGCAGGCAAAGTTTCCGATCACCACGAAGTAACCAAAAAACAAGAACGATGGGTGGCAGGGGAATAACCAACCTCAGAGCCATTCCTTTGCCACCCATTCCCTTGCCTACGACCAGGATCAGGCACAGCCGAAAAACCACAATTAACTCTCAAATACTGAACCTATGACCGAAGAAATTTACATTCAAAAACAAGACAGCAAGGCTGTGGAACCTGCATCCGCTTGTTCTGCTGTTGACTTGGCAACAGCTATACGACAAGCAGGGCCATTCGGCGCGAGGCTTGGAAATCGCATTTCAAATATGGGCTTGGTTAAAGAACCGCCAAACATGCGGGGACGGTGGTTCTATGAAGAAAACGCACAGCATGTAAATGTGGATATGGAAGGACTCGTATCGAGGTGCCTATCCGGCAGGATGAACGCCAGGAATATTGGAGCTAAGAGCCGTGCCCTACTGTGTCAGACTTTCAATATTCCGGTTGTCCTAGTTCCTCGCTGCAAGTGTTGCGGGCAAAAACTGCCTAAACACATGAGGGTAAAGCAGAGCAAACAAGAGATCAGCAACGGCTGAGTTTCACGAAGCAGATCGCTGCATCGGACGTTCGCCAACCACTGCAAACCACTGCCTACACCCGCCCCACCATGACCCTGCTCATCTCCTTCTCCCAAACGCTCGAACTCATGCAACAGTCTGGACTGCGTTACCGTGAAGCGCGGCGCATGCTGGAGCAGCAGCAGCCGCCACCCGTGCCGCATCGCCTGCATTCACAGCGGCGCTGGTCGCGGCAAGTCGTGGTTGACTTTTGCGCGGAGTTGCAGAAGCATGGCCCTGCTCTTGGGGAAGGGTGCGTCGGGTGCGGTTCACAAACGGTGAACCCTGCCCCCTCGAATGTCCCACCCCGCTGAACTCTCCGCTGTCGTTGACCCGGAAAAACCGCTTGCCACTTGGCAGGTCTCTGATGCGCTGGAGGAAATGGACGCTGCCTGCCGCGATGCCACGCAGTTCCTCAAGCAGATGGCCACCAATGAGCAGACGCGCAAATGCTACTGGCAAAACAAAACCGGCACCGGCAAGAAGGCCAACACCAAAGCCAGCGATGCCAAACCCTTCGCCGGCGCGGCGGACCATGAAGTCCACCTGACCCAGACGGTCATGAACCGGCGCAACGCGGCCCGCATCGCCGCCTTGATGAATGGCAGCCTGAGCGTGACCCCGATGGAGAGCACAGACGCGAAACGCGCCGGACTCATGCGCCAGGTGCTGCGCTACTACCTCAACGGCCCAATGCGCACCGAGTTTGTCTCGCAAGGACTGCGGGCGGGCAGCTATGCCGACCGCTTTCGTGCCAGCCTGCTCTACGTCGGGTGGAAGGAAGAACGCGGCGTGGAGGCCATCACTCTCACCGTGCCGATGGTGGCGGAGTGGTTGAAGATGCAGACCGCTGCCGAGGCGCAGGACATGACTCTCATCGAGGGCATCGACTTCGAGGCGCTGGTGCTCGATGAAGCAGGCGAGGAGCAGCTCATCGCGCTCTGCCTGCGGAACATGCCCGGTGCGGCCCAGCGGCGGAAGATCGGCCAGGCTTCGGTAAAACGTGCCCTGGCCGCGCTGCGTGGCGGTGCCGAGCAGGCCATGGTGCATGCGTCCTACGTCAAACGCAGTTCTCCCTGCTGGGAGGCCTTGCAGCCGTTTGTGGATGTGTTCTTTCCGTATGAAACGATGATGGAAGACGGCCTGGAAAGCTGCCGGTGGATCGCCCGTGTGCGCTGGCGCAGTGCGCAGTGGATTCGGGAGCAGGCCGCGCTCAAAGACTGGGACAAAGCCTGGGTGAAGGAGGTGCTGGACAAGCACAAAGGCCGCAGTGCGCTCTTTGCGAACAGCATGCAATCCTTCCCCTGGGCGCTGAGCGGTGCCGGGGTGAACTGGAGCGCCCGCCCCGGCGGTGAAGCGCAGACGCACCTCTACCAGATCATCGAGCTGTGGGACCGTGCCGTGACGGTGGATGGACTCACCGGCACCTATGAGACGGTGATGCACGCGGACGTGAAGGACAAGGTGGCCAAGCGCGAACTGCGCATGGACTGGGATGGCGCTTACCCCTTTGTGCCGTTCAGCTTCAGCCAGGACGAGCGCCTCTTGCTCGATGGTTTCAGCGTGCCGGAAATCACCATGACGAAGGAGCAGGCGGTCAAAGCGCAGTGGGACAGCCGCACCGATGCCGCCAGCCTCACGACCTTCCCCACCTGGACCGGCGACCCTGAACTCGAAGGCTTACGGCCCGCCCCTGGCGTGTTCCTGCCGTCCATTCGTGGCAAAGTGCCCACCGCACTTCAGATCCCGCCACCGGATGGCCGCAGCATCGAGATCGAGCGCACCTTGCGTGAGAGTGTGGACGGCTACTTTGGCTTTGCCGGCCGGAATGTGAGCGACAGCGTGGCGATGATGATGGGCCAGGCGGAGCTGGATTGGTTCATGCTCTCGCTGAGCCAGTGCATCGCCCGAACGGCCAAGCTCATCCAGCAATACATGCCACCGCTGCAAGGTGCCCGCATTACCGGCACGAATGAACTCATCACCGCCAGTGCCGACGAGGTGCGCGGCAGTTTCGACTTCCAGAGCAAGTTCAACGTGAAGAGTCTGGACGTGGAATGGACCAGCAAGCACCTCGGTTTCATCAAGGACATGATCGTGCCGCTCGACAATCGCGGCCAGATCAACACGCTGCCGATTCTCGAAGCCGGATTCAACATGCTGGACCCCGGCCTCGCGGCACAGTGCCTGCCGAAAGATGTGGATACGGCGCAGCGCCAGACGCTCGACATGGCTCGCATCCACCTCTCGGAAATCTTCAGCGGCGGCGCACCAGATGTCACCGAGGGCATGGACTTTGGCGGACTGGCACAGGCCGTGAGCGATGAAGTCATGCGCAGTCCGCTGCGCCAGCAAAGTGTGATCGGTGGGCAGCAGATCCATGTGGTGCTGACGAGTTACCTGGCCGGACTGGTGAACAACCAGAAGCAGCACGGTGGCGAGAACGCCCGCATCGGCCGCACCCTGACCGAAGACCCGCTGGCGCAGGCCAGTGCGGCGGAACAACTGCTGCAAACGCTGCAACAATTGCCGGATGGCGTGAGCCTGGCGCAAATGATGCAGCAGCCACCGATGGAAGCCCAAGCACCGCAATAACATGCCCGACACACCGACCGTCATCCTTTGCGCTCCGCTGTATGGCCAGAGTTTCTACCGCACGCCGGAAGAACGCCGCGCTGAACGCGAACTCGTCCACCAGAACCGCCTTGATCCAGCGGTGAAGGCTTTGTTTAACCTCATCGAGCGCAAAGCCTTCGAGATGCAGGCCGCTGGCGTGCAGGCAGAGGCCACCGCGCACGATCAAGGCCAAGCCTGCGGAGCGCTTTACCTTTACCAGATCGCCCGCGCCTGGCTGGAAGCACCGCCAGCCAAACCAGACGGCGAATAGGCCGAGCGTCAAACATCGTGGCAAACTGGGGCAAACTGTGTGCAGCCATTGAAGCCGAGCCAGTCGGCCATGTAATGTCTGACCCATGCCCGAAGTCGTTACGTCTGACCCTGCTGCCCCTGCCGAAGCTGAAGCTCCGGCAGTGATTCTGACGCCGCAGGATGCGACTGCCGAGCACATCGCTCGTGGCTTGAGTCCTGAGCAGGCCAAGGCCTTCCGCGCCCAACGCAAGGAGAAGAAGGCCAAAGCCGCTGCTGCCGCTGCCGCCATTGCTGCCGCCCCCGTGGTGGAAGCCAAGGTAGTGCCTGCCACGCCTGCCACGGCTGACGAAGCCGAAAGCATCTCCTTCGACACGCCGGATGAAACACCCGCCGTCAGCCCCGACGAAACGCCGGTGGAAGACATCAGCGAAGCGGAGCTGGCCAAGCTCGATGAGAAAGCCCGCAAGCGCATCGCCGAAGCCAGCAAAGAAGCGGCCAAGGTGCGCAAACGTGCGCAGGAAGCCGAGGCCAAGATCAAAGAGCACGAGACCAAAGTCAGCGAACTCGAAACCAAGCTGGCCGAGATCGAGCAGCAGGGTGGTGAAGCCGCCGTGCGTGCCGCCGGTTTGGCTGGCAATGCCTTTGTGCATTTCAAAGACGGCCATGCCGTGGCGACCTGGGGCGAGAACGCCAAAGACGCCCTGGCCCTGCTGTCCTACCACGACAAGGAAGTCAAAGCCGGACGCCGCAGCGATGATGAGCCGATCACGCACACGCTGCCGAACGGCCAAGAGATCGAGCTGCGCTCCACCGATCTGCCGACTTACCAGCAGCGCGTCACGGATGCGCAGCAGTGGTTCAGCCACGATGCCCAGGTGGGCAAGGTGCGCGAGTCCGCCACCAAGCTGGCAGAGAAACACGCCACCACCAAGGGCTACAAGGAAGCCCGTGACACCTATCTGAAAGACGCCAGCCTGCCCACGCGGCTGGAAGAACTCGTGGCCAAGGCCGCGCTCTACGACGTGCTGCAAAGCCGCCGTGCCGTCATCACTTTCCCGGACACAGCGGGCGCTGCGACTAAAGCGTCCTCCTCAGTGCAGGAGTCCAAGAGCACCGAACGCAAAGACCCGCCGGTCGAGACCCGCGCCAGCACTCCACGCCTGGCAGCGGTGAACGATTCCGGCTCTGACCTCGCGGCCCGCAAGAGCCTTCTCATGCAGAAGGCGAAGACGGCGAAGACCGAAGACGAGCGTCAGAAATACCTGAAGGAAGCCATCAAACTCGGACCCATGCCCCGCATGGCCCGCGCCTGATGACCTCCGCGCCAGCGTGGAACATCCAACACCCTTTTTAGAACTCTCCTTTTATGGCCCAAGCCCTTTCCTCCACTGTCCCCGCGATCCACGAAGATCTTGCGGACGAAATTGCCCTTCTCGACAACGAGAACACACTCTTCAGCTCCACCGTGCAAAGCGGCGGCACGGCTGAAAACTCCGTCTATTCCAAAGTCGCGGACAAACACCTCACTGGCCGCCTCGGCGGTGTCAAAGAAGGTGATTCCGTGACCCGCGCCAACGTGGCCAACCACTTCACCAATCGCGCCAAAATCTTTGGCTGCGTGCAGCAGAAGCGCGAAGACTACGGCGTGAGCAAGCGCGTCGAAAAGGTCGAAAACACCGCAGGCGTGGCCAACGAAGTCGGCGAATCCCGCTTCCGCGCTCTGGAGCGCTACAAGCAGGGCGTCGAAATGACCTACCTGTCTGCACAGGTGGCCAAGGACACCGCCTCTGCCCACGACAACGAAGGCCGCCTCGGCTCCATGCACCTCACCATGGGTGCCTCCGCCTATGTGGAGAACGCCGCGCAGGGCACCAGCTCCACTTTCCAGGTGGACAGCAACTACCGCCCCGCCTCCTCGCAGGTCATCGCCGTGGCTTCCGCCTCGGCCTTCACCGAGACGCAGATGCGCACGCTCTTGCTGGAGTGCCGCCAGGCCAAGCGCAAGAACGTCAAGCTCACCGCCTTTGCCACGACGGACTTCGCGAACCACCTCGCGACGTTCTTTGACGCAGGCACGCTGAGCAACACCGCTGCGCCGATCCGCCGCATCAACCAAGACAGCAGCGACACCGAGATCACTTCCATGCTCACCGGCTACAAGACCGCCTTCGGCAGTCTCATGGTCGTGCCCACGGAGCACCTCAACGGCGTGCGCAACGCAGGCAGCCTGGCCGGTGCCGCCACCACGAACACCAGCACCACGCTGACCGTGACGAGCACCGCTGGCCTTCAGGCTGGCATGAAGATCGGCGGCACCGGCATCCCTGCGGGTGCCTACATCTCCAGCATCACCAATTCCACCACGCTCGTGCTTTCCGCGGCGGCCACCGCCACCGGATCGCCAACGCTGACGCTGGGTGACTTCGACCACATGCTGGCGCTGGAAATGGAATACTTCTACGAGCTGCTGAACGGCCTCGAAGAAGTGGACCTCTCGAACGATGGCAGCGGCACCCAGGGCTACGTCGAGGGCTTCTTCAGCCTCTTCTGCTCGATGCCCGCCGTTCACGGCAAGGTCGAAACCGCCGTCGCCTAAACATCACCGCCGGGCAGGCGGAGGGGAGCGTCATTTGTTGTTGTTGTGACTGCATCTGACGCACCCTTCCCCGGTTTCCCTCTGCCTGCCTTGGCGGCTTTTATTGAATGAAGCGGGCAAGAGTGCCCGCGCTCCCTTCTTGATTATGTGGAATCCTGACAAGGCACCCGTGCTCGGATTTGACAAGCTCGCCCGCAAGGTCGGCCTGGTCAAAGCCCGTGCCATCTTTGATGCCTACCGCGAGAAGCTGCGGCTAGACAATGCCAAGGCGGCACTGCAGGAAAAGCGTGCCGCTGAACTCCGCCGCAAGCGCGGCCCCGTCGTCGTGCGGAATGACTTCGAGTTCATGCCTGCCTATCACATGGCCCCGCTGACCTACAAGCAGCTCCACCGCAGCACCTTGGGTGAGCGTGGCTGCAAAGGCGGCGAGGTCTTCGATGACTCCGAAATGATGCGTGACTTCTTGAAGCGCAATCCTGACTGTGCGCCGCAGCAAGTCGTCACCGGCAAGATCCAAGGCGGCTGGACCGCCAGCCTAGAGCAGGCCGCCAAAGAAGGCCGCATGCACCGGGCGCTGCACCTGGCGCAGACCAGCCTGAAACTCCAACGAGCGGCACAGGAGGGCCGCACCGCCCTCGTGGCCTGACGCTCATGGCTGCACGCGCTCACATACCCTTCACCACCGCCTTTGAAGACGCGGTGCGCCCCACGGGAAACCTCGCGGCGATGGCCACCGACGCCACGCTCAAAGCGCAACTGCTCGCGCAGTTCAACCGCACCTACAAGCTCGCTTACGAGCTGCCTTTCCAGAGCAATGTGTTTTGGGAAGATGCCCGCACCTGGGCGCAGATCACGCCCAGCAGCGGCCTCATCTCCTGGGCTGTCCTCGGCGATGCCCGCAACCTCGAAATCTACACCTTGGACCCACGCGAGACGCGCATGGCTACCAGCGTGCAGTTCTTCACCGACAAGACCGGCATCCGCGTGAGCGAGGATCTGCCCACCGTGTGGGTCTCCTGGACGCCACGGGTGTATCCCTTCAACACCACGGCCTGGGTTAACCCCACGACTTATGCGGTGGGAGACGTGCGCACGGTGAGCAGCTTGGAATGTTACCGCTGCATTTCAGCGCACTCCAGCAATGCCAATTTCTCCACCGATCTAGCGGCCAGCCGCTGGGTGCTGCTGCCCGTGCTCGAAGTGCTGCACGAGTTCTGCATCCGCCACTTGCATGCCTCCTGGCTGCGTGAGGCCGCAGGCCAAGTCAAGACCGGCGTGGAGCTGCAAAACGCGGCCCTCACCGAACTCCTCGAAACCCACCGCGCCGAACTGCGGCGCAACCGTGAATCTCCCAAACCTTAACATTCCCTCACCATGGACGCTGTTCGCTCTTGCAATCTCCAATCTGGCACCACGCCAACCAACTACACCATCGCCACGGCCAATGCGACGGTGTTCACCCTGGAGCCGGGAGAAGTCGGCTTCATTCAAAATCTCGATGACGCCGCGCTGGCCGTGAAGCTCGGAGCCAGTGCCAGCACCACCAGCCTAAACATCATCCTGCAAGCAGGCAGCGCTGCTGACGATGGCAAAGGCGGCTTCACCTACATCACCGATTACACCGGAGCAGTCAGCGTGGCGGCCATGAGCGGCAGCCCGCGCTTCATCGCCTGGAAACGTCTCCTGAGCTGAGGTCTCCTGCCTATGAACCTACTGCTGCACAGCCCTTCCAACATTGTGAACCCGCTGGCCCGCCAGCGGTTCATGGGCTTTGGCACGGGGAGTTCAGGCGGCGCCGATTTCTCGCCGCTGTCGCTTGCACCGCTGATCTGGTGCGATGCCACACGGTTGGCTCTGAACAATGGTGATCCGGTCGCTCAGTTTTCTGATCTGAGCGGAAATAATTACCACTACATCAGCAGCGGCACGGCACGCCCAACGTTCGTTTCTAATGGCATCAATGGGCGTCCTGCCATCGAGGGCGATGGCGTGGACGATGCGATGACCCGAGCCGCGATTGGTGAGCATCTCGACTGGTGGGCATTTATCGTGGCGGCCCCGGTCACGATGGGCACAGCGAAAGAGCTTTGGGCGCTGAATGACTTCCCACAATCTATCGCCATTTATCGTCTCCTCGAAACGAATGCGGCGAGCACGATCAACATCAACCAAGGCGTCGGCCTTATGTCGTCCAGCATCACCCTCGCCAATGGAGTGTGCAGAGCCATACGGCTGGAAGGGCACACCACCTCCGTGCATTACCAAGCCGACAATGGCAGCCCGATTTCAAAGACAGGGCTGACTGGTAACTACCCAACCACGGGCAACGACGGGCGGCTTGGAAACTTTGTTTCAGGCATCTTTGCGCGTGGAGGAGGCACAGGCTTGTGGTTCAACGCCAGGATCGGTGAGTTGGTGCTAGGCAGCGGCACGCTGACGAGCGGCCAACTGACTTCCATGTGGACTTACCTTGCACAGAAATGGGGGACCAGTATTCCATGACCCGCGCCCTTTTGCTCATCACGGCTGACCACCTTTCCAACGCTCGCGCCATGGCCGAGGTGCCACCCTTCAGTTTATCGCCCGCATCTGCGGCCACTCTCTTTGTGCCTGCGGGTAGTCCCTCCGGCGCTGCCCCAGCCACGCACTACTGGGCCAGTGGCCACTTCACTCCAGACCAAATCGCCGCGCTGCGTCAGCTCGTGGCTTCTTTGCCGTGGGCCGAGTGCCATGAATACGACCTGGGCACCGAGCCGCAGAAGCCGTGGGAAGTTCTCACCGCCATGGGCCTGCAACCTTTGACCCCTGACATGCCATGAGTGAATTCATTCTGCGCAACCTGAATCTGTTCGGACTCACCCCTGCGCAGGTGATCATCGCCTGCGCCATCGCCTGGGGCTGGGTCACCACGCTTTCACCGATGCCGGTCGAGATGGCGAAGCTCAATGACACGGTGCGCCTGCTGTCCACCAAGGTGGAGATCCACAGCGTTCTGATCAGCCAGATCACCGAACTCAACAGTGAGGTCAAAGGCATGCGCCGTGAGCTGAGCACCATCGAGGGCAAGCTGGCGACCGCTTCGGTTTACCGCCCTGGCAAAGACTCCACCCCATGAAAACTCTCCTGCTCCTCTCTGCGCTGCTGCTGACCTCCTGTGCCCGCGACATCGCCGGTCTCTCCCGCGATGAGCGCCTGGCGCTGTATGGCGCGGCAGTCGTCGTCACGGGGCATCCGCAGTATGCGCCGCTCATCCGCGCCCTGCGCACCAGCGCCAAGCAACCGCTCAACGTCACGCCATAGAGCCGACACCCATCTGAACCCCATGATCTGGCCTTTCCGCAAACCCAAGCCGCTGACTGCCCGCCGTCGCCTCAACGGCGCTACGGTGCAGGCGCTGGTGCGGGTGGCGCTCGAAGGCAAGATGCTGCCGAACTTCCGCCTCTTTCTGCAAAAGAGCCTGCTGGCCTGCCCACCGAAGCCGATGCTGCGCAAGGCCGCTGACCAAGCCTTCAAACCCTGGCAAGGCAACGTGTGGGAGTGCGAGGACCAAGCCCGCGCCGTGGTGCAGCAGGCGCAACTCATCGCCGCAAACGAAGGCTGCTCCTGGGCGGTGGGCACACTCCGCGCCAGTGCGCCGGATGGCACGCCCGACCTGCTGCACGTTTTTGTCTGGGCCATTCTGGATCTGCCCGAAGGCCTGCAATTCACGCTGTTTGACCCCACCGAAAACGAATGGGCAGACCTGCCCGACTTGAAAGGAGTGGACTATGCGCTCACCTGAAACACCCGATCCTCATTGTGGCCGTGTGCTGCTCTTCACCGGGGGCGACCCCATCGCCAGCATCGTGAAATGGCAGAGCCGCAGCCATTACAGCCACGCGGCGCTGCTCATTCCGGGCACGAACCGCGTGCTCGAAAGCTATCCCTTCTATGGCGTGCGTGAGCGTGAGCTGAAGGCCAAGGACTGGGAGCGCATCCACGCCTACGAGGTGCCCGGCATGACACCGCGCATGTGGGACGCCGCCTGTGCCTTTGCCGAAAACCAACTCGGCTCCTCCTACGACTGGCGCAGCGTGCTGAAATTCGTCACGCGCACACCGGCCAAAGAGAACGGCAAGTGGTTCTGTAGCGAGCTGGTCTTCAAAGCGCTCGAAGTCTCCTACCTGCGTCCGCTGCAAATGAAAGCCGAGTATGTGAACCCCGGCCACCTGCCCGCCAGCCCCTACCTACGCCGCGATGAACGCTTTGAATTGGCCATGCTGCAAGCCCTGACCCCTGACGACGAATGAACATTAAAGACATCGCCCTCATGCAAGCCAAGATTGGCACCACGCCCGATGGGTTCTGGGGGCCGAAGAGCACAGCCGCCTGCCAGGCGTATCTGCGCAGTCTGATGCCGAAGAAGAACCCGTGGCCAAAGACCGATCAAGCCAGCCTGACGAAATTCTACGGCGCAGCGGGGGATGAAACGCAACTCGTCAACGCCGATGTGGCCGGCCTGGGCCTGAAGTATGCCGGGAAACCGGTCAAAACCGTGCGCTGCCACCAGAAAGTGGCGGCCTCCCTGCTGCGCATCTTCACTGAGATTTCCAAGAGTCCGAACCGCAGCGTGCTGGGCCAGTATGCCGGTTGTTTCAACAACCGCGCCATGCGTGGCGGCAGCCTGCCCAGCCTGCATGCCCGCGGTGCTGCGGTGGATCTGGACCCCGATGACAATGGCAACCATGTGACCTGGCCAGGCCGCGCCACCATGCCGCTCGAAGTCATGGAAGCCTTCGCCCGTGAAGGCTGGGTCAGTGCCGGTGCCTTCTGGTCAAGAGACGCCATGCACCACCAAGCCACCCAGTAACCCAGCACCATCAACCATCAACTCACAACCATCAACCCTGCCCCCATGACCGCCCCCGACCTCATGACCTCTCTCGGCTACGCATGCCTGGGCCGTGACCCTGCCATGCAGGACTGCCAGCTCTGGCTGAAGCAGTGCGGGCCGCGTGGGCTGCTGGTGAGTCTGCCCGTGAACGCCCCTGCCGACGATGTGGCCGAGGCGCTGCACGATGCCGGAGCACGGGACAAGCACGACGAGATCGCCGGACGCCACAAAGCCTTCACCGACGCGCTGAAATTTCCCGGCGTGTCAGAGGTCTGGCAGCGGGCGCGTGCGCTGCAAGCGCAGCAGCAAAACGCTCTGGCCCTGGCAGGCAGCATGCCGAAGGAACAACCCCCCACGGTGAAACTCTGAACCATGGACTCACAAGAAATCCAGATCCTCGAACCCCTGGCACTTCCGGTCCCTGGCCTCTTGGCGATGCGGTTCCGCGTGCCGAAGAGTCTGACGCGGCAGGCAGACATGCCAACGCCGCTCACCACGACTTTCAGCGCCTGCAAACTGCCCAACAAGATCCGCCAAGATGAGTTTGGCAGCTACCTTTTTATCAAGGATGAAGAGGGGCCGAGCGGTTACCATGAGTTCATCTTTGCCCCGTCTCTCACCAACGAGCAGGCGCAAACCCCTTACCGCACCTATTTCGACACCGAGCCAAGCATGTTCTGGCCCAAGGTGCTGCTCTCGATCCAGGCATACAAACGACTCCTCGGAGACGGCACCTACGTCATTCGCCCGCGCTACAAAGAGGCGTATCAAGGGCCGACCCGCGTGCGCATTGAAGAATTTTATTCGCCGTCGCCTTTTACGATACCGGTTTATGAGCCGATGACTGATCGTGGGTTAAACGATGAAATTGGCACAAATGTCAGCAGTGGTTTTAACACGGCATTCTATTCCGTGGGCACGCTCAATCTCGACTCGTGTCTTCATGCTGCCATTCGTATTGCGGTGGTCTTAAACCCACCGGTGATTGTCAATATTGGCTCCAATAATACCATCACTTACAGCTTTGCTTATCTGAATGATGCCGCGACCAATTACATTGACTGGCCAAACGAAATCGTCATCGACGACCGGCAGCGTGAGATTTTAGGTGGGTTTGTGCGGCGGAGGGTGACGGCCTTGAGTCCAGCCATCACCAAGGTCACGCTGCCAACCGTCGCCAGCCTCTCGTTCACAACCGTCACTTTGGGGGGCACAGTGGTGATCCAAACGCAGGACACGATCTCCAGCCGTGGCGTGGTCTATGCACTGAGCGCAGATAACGCCAACCCCGAAGTCGATGAGGCGTCGACGATCAATGCCACCAGTGGGTCTGGCCCCGGCACCTTTACCGTGGCGCGCACGGGGCTGCGTCCTTCCAGCACTTACAGCTTTAAGCCCTGGGCGCTCACCAGCGGGCAGATCCGCGTTTATGGCCCGGTGACCACCTTCACGACGACCGCCTTGGTCACAGCTCCGACGAGTGCCAGCCTGACCAGCAGTGGGGCTACGCTTGGCGGCACCCTAGCTTCTGGCAGCGGTCTCACAGTGGAGAGCCGAGGCGTGTCCTATGCACTGACCGCCAACAACGCTGACCCCGAATTCGGTGGCACCAATGTCACCACGCCGACTGCCATCAGCGGTAGCACCACCGGCACGTTTAGCCAGGCGGTCACAGGCTTGGCCTATTTGAGCGCTTACAGCTTCAAGCCCTGGGCGTTCACCACCGAGCATGGGCGGATTTACGGGCCAGTGGGCACCTTTACGACTGCTGCGCCGACGGTGACCGTGACCTCCCCCGCTGCCACGACCCCGACCAGTGCCGCCACCACACTCAGCGGCACGGTGAACTGTGACGAGCCTGCATTCATCGCCACCCGTGGCGTGGTCTATGCGCTGACGGCGGATGACGACAACCCAGAAGTCGGAGATCCGCTGGCCATCTCTCTGACGAGCGGTGGCAGCACCGGCTCTTTCAGCCAAGCCATCTCCGGGCTGACACCGAGCAGCGAATACAAATACAAAATCTGGGCGCTGACCGACCAAGACGTGCGGGTCTATAGTTCAGTCCAAACCTTCACGACTGCTGCGCCATGATGCCTGAACTCACAGCGCTCTTTGATTCTCCCAGGCTCTGGCCTGGGAAGGGCGCTCGCATGCAGGGGTATGGCGACAAGCAAACCATCTCCGGCGTAACTTCACCCGGCGCGAACGGCGTTTACACCCTGGCCAGGTCAGAGAAGTCTGGCCTCACACCGCAGCTAAGCACCGCAGAACAGCCGGTGGAGCTTCGTGCCGGGCCAGGCGTCCGCCTGCACGGGTATGGCGGCATCCACACACTGGAGCGGCTGCCCGTGGAGGAAGAAGTTGTGAAAGGCTTTCGGTTTGCCGGTCTGCGCATCGAGGTCGAAACGCAGAAGCTCTTTGCCAGCATCTGCGGCTCTTATGACATCTATGAAAATCCCCCGATCTATGTCATCTCGACAACCAGCACCGAGGATTTTGAGAATGGCACCATCACCACGAACACCCAATGGAGTGGCAATATTAATTTCTATGAGGAGGGTGAGACACCGGAGCAAAACTGCGTTTACACTGTGACCAGTGATCAAGAGCCGCCGCCGTTTGATTACGGCCCCGGTTTGGGCACCGGAACCTACAGCGTGACGAGTAGTAAGTCCGTTGTCAGTCTCCGTCAGGATGCCATCTCCAATCTCCGCCGCGAGGCCACGGCTGTCAGCAGTGAGGCAGTCTCCACTTGGGATCAGGATCAATGGCAAAGTGTCAACGAGAACGCTTTTAACCCTGCTGTGTATTTACTGAGCCAAGGCTCATACACAGACCCATTTGGCGGTGAAGCTTGGGCCAAGGCGTGCCGCTGGCGCGTCGTCAACTTCGGTCAAGCCCAGTTCAGTTTGAACTGGGAAAAAAGGCGAGACCGAGATAACAGACTACTCATGTCAGGCGCGATTGTTGTCGCGCCGGGCATGACTACGGACTGGTCCGCCTGGCCATCACTCTCGACAGATCCCGACGAACTCTTTTCGGTGCGATTTGTCCGCATCTACATTGGCCCTTGAATCACGCTGCCCTGACCTGTTTTGTCGCTTTTATCTGCATCGGAATTTGTTATCATCACCGCATTCACCAAAGGAAAAACTTATGATCCGACCCGTCTTCAGCACTGACCCCACGCAGCCGAACCAGACGCGCCTGATGCCCGTTTACAGCAGCGGCCCCATGCAGCCGCGCCAAGACGTGCCGAGCTTCGACCTGACGCGGAACTCTGGCCCCTCGCGCAGTCTCGTCACGGGAGACCGCAGGCTCAGTGGCCCCACGCGCAGCCTCGTCACGGGAGATCGCAGCCTCACGCGCAACCCCAACGGGCGCATGGGCATGCCGCAGATGTCAGGCGGTGGCCAGAGCTATGGCAAAACCCCCGCCGCTGGCTATTCGGGCCAGCGGTTGAACTCATTCGGGCAGCCCTTCCAAGGGAATAAAATCCGGGGAGTAGGCTATCGCGACCCCGGCCAGCGTGGCTACGACCAGCCGCAAGCCGCGCCCCAAGGCTTTGTCCCAATGCCACAACCACCGCCAGGGATGCCCGCCAACAACACCCAACCGCTGCCTGCGCCGCTCGATCCCCTGGCGAATCTGCCACCCCCCGCCACCACCGAACAAGCCCTGGGCATGCCCAGCTATGGCACTGCCGCCGCCGCCGAGGCCAACACCGAGCAGCCCCTGCTGCCGCCCTTAAATATGCCCTGGACCGGCCAGCCCCTGCCCGGCGGCATGCCGATGCGTCCGGCCTTTGCGCCGATGCCTTGGGAGCCTCAGGAAACTTTCGACACCACACAGCCGCTGCCCCCCAGCACGATGAATGGTGCCACCGGCCTACCCCCACTGCCGCGTTTCAGTGAAGTGCCCGCGGGCGGCATGAACATAATCGTGGACAACCAGACGGGCAAGCAAGTAGCAGCCTTCAAGCGAGAAGGTGCTCCCAGCATTGAAATGACCCAGGTGCCCAACACCTCTTTCCGTGTGCCGACTCTGGGCGGCACGCCGGTGGCAGGCCTGCCCACGTTCCAGGAGCAGCCGCTCGATGCCCCGCCCGTGGGCGGCATGGGGCCGACGCGCCCCGGCACGAAACTCACACCCATCGAGCAGGACAAAGCCCCCCGCATTCAGACTGTGAGCGAAGGCGATGTGAAAACCAACGTGCAATGGAATGCTGCCAAGAACCGCTGGGAACGCGTCCAGATTTACAATCCTGGTGATCCTGATGACAACGGCATTCCTGGGGATCAACGACCTGTTGCTGCTGCTGCCACGCCTGGTGCTGCATGGCGTGGTCTTGGGGGCCGCTAATCTTATTTCATCCTCCCATGCCACAAGACCTTCTTTCACCCGACGAGTTCGGGCAAATGCTGGACGATCCAGAGTTTGCCAAGCTGCCTTTCGACACGCGGAAAACGTATGTGGAAAAGGGCATTGGCGAGGCCAGTCGCTTCATTGCGGAACGTGATGGGGGCTGGACGCCGGAACTCTGGCAGAATTTTGGCGCGGCAGCGCAGCAGGCCCGCCAGTTTGTGAGTGAGAGCGAGACCTTCGGAGAAACCGCCATGCGCTATGCGGGCGTGGCGGGGCAGACCATCAAGGATCTGCCCGCCATCATCGGCACGGGCGTGGTGGGTCTGAGTCCCGTGCTGCCGGATGGTCAAGGCGGAGTCACCGGCCAGGTGCCAGGGGAAACCCTTGGCCCAGCGCTGGGCCGCAACATCGTGGGACTTGCCGCCAGCGGCGCGGCCATGCTGAGCGATGCGGAGCAACCTCTGGTGCAGAAGCTCGGTGCGCTGAAACAGCAGATTGACCAAGGCGATTTCTTGGCCCACCAGCAAGGCTTTGGTGGGTGGATCGACGAGCAGAATCAAGCGGTGCGCGACACCCAAAAACAATTTTACGGCAACGCAGACTGGGCTGATCAAAACAGCCTGCTCGGCAATGAGGAAAACGTGAAGCTCATGCAGAGCTACCTCACCACGCGCTCCCCGCAAGCCTGGGAGGCGCTGCAAGCCAACCTGCTGCGCACGCCTTTCCGTGCCAAACTGCAAGCAGACAAACAAGCCCTGGAGAACGACACCACGCTGGGGCGTGCGCTTGCACCCGAAGCGCGGCCTTTGATTTCCGAGGCGGCAGATCCAGCGGAACTACTGCCCGGCATGCTGGCAGTGAAGAAGGGGGTGCAAATCGCCACCAAGGGGGCCAGTGCTGGCAGCCGTGCGCTCGATGTCGCCAAAGGCATTGCCGGAGAAATGCTCGGAGAGCAAGTCAGCGCCACCATTGACAACCCCTATCTCAGCGCTGCGGAGCGGCTGCAAATCGCCAAAGATTCCCTGGCTGGCTCTCTCGGACTCATGGGCGTGGGCGCGGGAGCCAAGGCCGCCGTGCAAGCCCTCAGTCCATCAACCATCAACCCAGAACCATCAACGAATGACCTACCACCACCGAATCAAACGCCAGCGCCGTCTGGCGCGCCTCAAACACCTGGAGCAACGCCTGGCGCTGCCCCGCTGGCTGGCGCTGCTGGCCCGCTGCCTTCCACGCTGAGCCGCATCGCTCAAGAAAGCCTCGTGCCGGATCTGCCGGAGGATACCGGGGAGCTGACGGCGGATGAGGTGGCGGATCTGGAGGGGGTAGGACAAACAATGTCCGACCCCTCTACAACACCACCCACACAAACCCCTTTGACTCCCGGCGAGCGTGCGCCTGCCGATCAGATCGCGCAGAATGCAATCGCGGGAGTCACAGCCGAACCCGCGCAAACCTTCACTGGCTCCAATGTGCAAACGGGCACTGAAATGCCAGTGCCGTCCCCGACTGCGCCAGCAGGTGCAGGGACGGGCGCAATGGTGGCGGAACAGCCCGTGGCAGCACCGCCCAATGAGTTGCTGACACCAGAACTTGAGACTTTACCCCCACCCCCCACGCCCCAAGTTGACACGCCTGCGCAGACTGATGCGCAGCCCGTCGTGCCTGAGCTGCTGACGCCAGCACAACTGCAAAGCTATGGCCAGGCACAAGACGTGACCAACGCACAGGCGCGGCTGGATGCAGCGATGGCGGCGCAAGATCGCGCTGCAGCCGAGCTGGCCATGATGACCCTCACGGGTGCCAAGGCTGGCAGTGGCCCACTCGCCACTCGTGCCGTGCGTGCCCAAGACGAAGCCGTGACCCTGGCCATTCTGTCCGCTCGTCCGGTGAACGCCGTGGCCATGGAGCGCTGGGCGCAATATCCCGCAACCAATGCCATCGGCCCCGATGGCAACATTCCACGCCGAGGTATTCCCGCAAAGTATGCCAAGCAGGGGGATGTGTATGTGCATGCGGAAGCGGCGCAGGCACAGGTCAGCGCTGGCAAAACGCAAGGCGGCGGCTTCAAGAACCTAAACGTCAGCGGACGCACAGCGGGATTCCTCAACACGGACATCCTGAACGAAGCCACCGACCTGCTGCGCAGCGGCATCACCGACTTCGCCAACTGGTCACGGGCGATGGTATCTCGCTTTGGCCGTGCCATTCAAGAATTTCTGGCGGGCATCTGGCAGCAGGTCACCAGCCCACAAACCAATGCGGCCCAAAATGTGCGCATGGGCAGAGCACAGGGCACTGCGCCGGTGACTCTGGGAAACAGTGGCGCGGTGCTGAACCCAGCGGCAGCGCCCTCCCGTGCCGCTGCCGCCCCGAACGAAACGCAGTCCCGCTTTGCCAGTCCGAACGAGGCCGCCCGTGTGATCAACGGCCCGCGCACAGATGCGATGGTGGCGGATCAAGCCCGGCGCTGGCTGGACAGTGTGGACACGCAGACAGCGGTGGAACAGTTCGTGGCGCAGGCCGTGCCGCTGCCGCTGGATGCGGCGGAGCATGCCGCCGCGGTGCTGATCTCACGCCTGACCTCGGAATCGACCACCAACGGCACGGAGGTGCAGCGCCTGTGGGCGCATGTGCAAAGCCAGCGCATGGCCCGCGTGTGGACCCGTGAGTTTCTGAGCGCCGACCCCGCCCGCGCTCTGCGCCAGCGTGGCGTGGTGAACAACACCATCCTGCAACCCATCGCCCCCGTGATGGCCGCGCAAGGCATCCTCGTGGATCGTGCCGACGCGGTGATGGATAAACGCTTTGAAGGTGGTGGCGCTGGCGCGGTGGAGAAAATTACTCGCATCCTCAACGATGTGCAGGGTGACATCACGGAGCGCGTGGAGGCTATTCTGAATGCCGTCATGGGCGCACGATTGAAACCACGCGTGACGATTCGCGAGGCAGTGGCGGGGCTGGTGAATGGCAAGACGCAACGCGATGAAATGATCGACGATGTGGCCCGTGCGCTGCTGCAAAAGGCGAAGAGCAGCCAGGTCAAGCCAGAACAGAAAACGGCGCTGGCGGCGCTGGTGGCGAGTCTAAAGCGCACGCTGGGTGCAGCGGTCAGGGGCAAGCCTTTAAAGCCTGATGCGTTGTCATTCGGTGAATTGCTGGCCCGCACGTTTGTGGACCAGGTGGCAGAGGCTCCCATGTTTGAAGAGTCATGGAAGGCAGGCCGGGAGCAGGTGCGCCTCATGCTGATCGAGCTGGGTATGACCGAGTCGGCGGCACTGAAACGGCTCAATGAGCTGATGCCAGCCACGCCGACGGTGGCCTATGCGCCGGGCATGGTGAAGCAGGCGGTGCAACGTGGCTTTGAGGCGGCTGGCTATGGACAGACGCTGGCGACGGGCGCAGATCAAAGCGGGCAACGTGCCGTAGATGTGCGGGCGGAAGTCCTGCGCAATCCGCAGCGGGCCATGGAGGCGGTGATGCGTGTGTGGGATGAGGAGGCGCAGGCGGGTGGCATTTCTCCCGAGGCCTGGGCGCAGGGGCGACCACTGGCCGTTCGGGCTTTGAACGAGACCTTGCAGCAATGGCAGCAGCAGGCTGCTGAGACGACCGCCAAAGCTGCCGAGGCTACGAAGAACCGCTTGCTGGCCAAGGACAGCCCGGCGCTGGCCAAGCTGCTGAAGGAGTTGGCCGCCAAGATCGCCCCCGGCATGAATTGGGCGGAAATTTTTACGGACATGCCTTCAACACAGAAGGCCCGGCAGATCGAGATTTACCGGCGGCTCATGCTGGACGAGCGGCTGCAAGGACTGACGCAGGACGAACGCCTGGCCCTGACCAACGAATTGGACAAAGCCTGGCAGCGTGAACGCCGCAAGGTCTTCAACAGGGAACTGGAGAAGGCGGGCGTGCTCGGTGAGACGGACAAGACGGACCGTGTGAAGGTGCAGAAGGCACTGCCAAAACTGCTGCGCATGATCAACCTGGGCATGTTCAACTCGGAGATGTGGCGGGAGGCCGTGGCCCCTGAATACGGCCTGCGCATGCTGACCGCTGCCGACACCGCACAACTGCGCACGCTGGCAGAAGCCGCCTGGAAGCTGCCGGAAGGTGTGATCCGCAACCAGAAGCTGCGCGATCTGCTGAACGCCATCCAGAAGAAGACCGGCGCGAGCTGGATCGAGGTGCTGAACTCCTACTGGACCACCGCCGTGCTGTCTGGCCTGCGCACGCAGTTTGACACCTGGCTGGCCGCCATCAACGGCATGGGCACGAACCTCATGCAGATCGGTGGACTCATGGCGCGTGGCCAAGGCCGTGCCGCCATCGACGCGCATGCGCAATGGTGGCGCGGTCTGTTTGAAGGCGTGCGGGAGAGCGGTCAAATCCTGTTCAAGGGAGACACCAGCTACCTGAAACGCTTTGGCGCAGACCTGAAGAAGGCGCTGGAGGGCGAGACGAGCGTGACACCCGTGCCGATGGGAGAGAACCTGTGGCGCGATCCAGATGCCAAGACTGCTGCTGGTCGTGCCTTTCAGAAATACGGCCTGGCTCCGGTCATGCTGTTCACGGGCCGCCTCATGGCTGCCGCTGACCACATCAACAACACGGCCACCACGCAGGGCGCAATCGCCGTGGCACGAGCGCTGCACCCTGAACTCTACCAGGGCAGGGTAGGCTTCACCGCGAGCGAACGCGCCGACGCCCGCACGCAAGCACTGCGGGAAGTGACCGGCGGTGCCGAGCCAAAGCCCGGCCAGGAACGCGCCACGGTGAGCGCTCGCACCCGCGAAATCCTCAACGGCACCGTGAAACCTGCCGACTACGCCGCCGCGTCAGAGATCGGCGACATGGCAGCCTACCAGAACGACCCCACCGGCGTGTTTGGCATCGTTTACAGCGCCATGAAGCAGGGACTCGGCAGCATCCAGCGTGGCCTAGGCGACTACGCGCAGGACGTGACGGCAAACCGCTTCGCCCGGGTGATTTCCGGCTTGATGGCCGGTTCCCTGCACGGCATCACCGGCACGCGGTTCATGCGCTTCGGTGCAAACTTCGGCGCGGATCTGACCCGTTACATCCCCGGCAGCTATGTGCTGGGCAAGGCGGGCTTCTATGGCCGCGACGTGAGCCGCATGCAGCAGGAGCTGCTGCTCGGCAAGAACCTCGTGGGCCTGATGCTGGCCAGCACACTGGCGGCGATCTTCCTCAACAGTGACGACGAAGACGAAGGCTGGCAGATCGAGGGCGACTGGAGCACCCTGAACCCACAGCAGGCCAAGGAACGCATGGCCGCAGGCTACGAACGCCTGACGATGTGGAAACGCGAAGGCGGTAAGGTGCGCCGCGTGTCCTACAAGCAATGGCCGACCATGGGCCTGTTTGCCGTGGTCGGTGGCATGCTCGATGAGAAGCGCCACAAGCCCGCGAGCTGGGCCGAACGCGGCACCGCTGGGCATCTGCTGCACGGCGTGGCCACCGGTTACACGCAGGTAATGAACGTGTCTGCCGTGCGGAATCTGGTGGAACTCTTTGGCGAGCCGTCCTTTAGCTCAGACAAAGTGAGCGGCACGATCGACCAGATGATCAAGACCGGCACCGGCTTTGCCGGAGGCTTTATGCCGACCCTAATGAAAGACGCGGAGGCCTGGACCGATCCGCGCAGCTTCAAACCCGAGGGCGCTGCCGAGCTGATGCTGCGCAGCATGCCCATCGCCCGCAAATTCGTGAACGATGGCCGGCCACAGCTCAATCTGCTGGGCGAGGAGGTGAAACTGCAACGCACCCCCTGGAGCCGCGCCTACACCAGCGTGGAAAGCGGCGAGGCGCATCGTGTGCTCGGTGCTCTGCTGGCGCGTGGCCTGTCCCTGCCGATGCCGAGCGACGAGGTGACCGTCATCAAAGACAACGTGCGCGTGCCGCTGGAAACCCTGGGCCGTGACGCCGTGTGGAGATACGAGAAGGCCGTCGGCCAAGGATACAAGGACTGGCTGAGCCTCGAAGGCTCCGACCTGCTCAAGCTGCCCGTGCAGGAAGCCGATGCCCGAATCAAAGCCCGCAGCGCAGCGATCAAAGCACGAGCCAAGGCCAGCGTGGTCAAGTAACATGAGCACCGACCCCAAAGGCGCAGCCGGTGCGCTCAAACCGCAACTCCAGCTACTGCCGCCGGTCTTCAGCCGGGAGGTGGCCGCAGCGCTGACTCTCGGCGCTCGCAAATACGGCCCCTGGAACTGGCGACAGAACAAGGTGGACCTCATGACCTACCTGGGCGCGATGAAACGGCACATCGACTGCGTGCTGGAAGGCGAAGACCTCGACCCCGAAAGCGCCGCCCACCACCTCGGCCACGTTGCCGCAGGCTGCGCCATCGTGCTCGATGCCCGCCACGCAGGCACCCTAGTGGACAACCGACCCGGAGCACCCATTTGACAGCCGTGGTAGCATGCGGCCATGAAGTTAGAACTTTGGCTAAGCGTATTTCTACTGGCAATTATGGCGTGGTGGTTTCTGCCTGAATGTCTGCGCAGCTTACTTCGTTACTTTGAATGGGTTATTAAACACACTGCAAGGATTGAGAAGTGGTTGATCTCAAAGCGGGACTCTGCGCAGGCTGAATTGATCAAACTGGACGAGAAGAAATCTAAATCCAGAATTGCCGCCTATGAAAACCATGGATGAATGGAGGGTTATCTTGGCTCCGGTAACGAGGACAGACTACCGCTTGATGTTCTTTGAGATTGGGATTTTGAAACGCGAGAACGGCGAACCTAAACCGCAGCCGACCCTATTGCATAAATGGCGGGTGAAGGACGAAATGATAACTCTCGGATGGGATGTGTGCGATGGGGTTTTAAGCCAGACTGAGAGCAAGATTTGACAGCCGTGTTATGCTGGCAGCATGAAGACCGGACTCTGGCCGCTGCGCCTGCTCAAGTGAGTAAATCAATCTAGCTGACCATCTAGCGCGGTGCGTTTTGCGCTGGAACCTATATTCTACAAGGCCTCCAGCGCGGCCCTCAATGCCTTCTGAATCTGTTATTCAAGGTTCGAATCCTTGTGAGGCAACCACTCTAAAAGGGCTGGTTTATGGGCTGAAACACGCTGGAAAGCCCATTCTATAAGGGTTCCAGGGCCATGAAGGTTTTCCTCGGGGCGGAATCATGCGTTTTTGTTTGTGTTGTTTTGTGTTGAATTGTGGCGGACTGCCGTATAGCATACCATCTAGCAGGGCAACAGATTGCAATCTGTTACCGCCAAAAACACCATGAAAACATCCCTCGGATCATACTCAATTTATCGTCAGCCGAAGGCGAGGCCGGAAGGCCTGCCGCAGTTTGAATGGAAGTGGATTGTGCGCTTTTTTGTGGGGACGGGGAAGCCGCTGACGCGCTTGAAGCATCCTTACAGGCTCTGTGACAAGTGCCTGGCTGAAACTGGGAATCCGGTGAAGACGCGGGCGGGGTGCAAACAGTGCCAGGAACCCGTGCATAAATGGGCGAGGAAGTTTTTGGAGGCGCACACGGCGATGCTGCAACGGGGTGAGCTGGACCGGCTGCAGGAGCTGATCAATCCCAAGAAGTGGGCGAGCGTTTCGGAGGTGCTGGAGGTTTACCTGGAGCGGGGGCCGAAGGACAGGCGGCAGCGGGTGAATTTCTTGGCCTCCATTTACGAGCAAACGACCGGCAAGGAGTTGGTGGTTAAACGGGTGCCCGCCCCCAAAGATGGGACGGTGAAGCCGGGACGTTTGTTCTCGGTCCACACCAACATGGTGTGGGAGGATCTGACGCGGACGCTGATCTACGATTGGGTCGAGCTGCGGCAGGAGGCGGGACGGCGCGGCTGGCTGGGGCTGGCGGCGGGCAAGAATATGCCGCCAGATGGCTGGGAAAAGCTGCGCGAGCTGCAACGGGCACGCAAACTGCGCCGGGATACGGAGACGGCGGCGGCGTGGAACACGACGATCCTGGGCCATGTGGTGAGCGCAAAGAGCATCTTCAATGGGATGAGCCGTGACGATACACTGCGCGGGCTGAACATTCCGCCACTGGACGATTTTCTCGGGGTCCAACTGACGAAGATGCTGCCGGTGCCCAAGGGCCACCGTGAGATTGATCACGCGGTGATGGATCGGATCGTGAAGGAGCTGCCGGAGCTGAAGGCGAAGAACCCAAGGGTGTGGGCCTTCGTGCTGCTGTGCGCCTGGCTGAGTGGCAGGCCGGGGAAGGCGCTGGAACTGCGCGGTGACGCGCTCAAGGTGCAGGAGGACGGCACGGGGATCATCACGCAACCCGAAGCGAAGGGCGGCAATGAGTCGTTTACCATGGTCGATGCGGAGTGCGTGGCGGCGGTGCTGGCGGTGCGGACAGATGCCAGCCTGTTCGGCGTGAAGCATCCGACGGATGCCAAACTTATTCTGGTGCAGGCGAACGAATGGCTGACTGACCTGGGCATGCAGGGCACGAAGAAGATGAGCATGTTCCGGCATCACAAGCTGCAAATTTTGCGCAACCAGTATGGCGATGAGATGGCGGCGGCGGCGGCGGGTCATACGACGACGGCGATGGTGCGCAGCACTTACACGCGAAATGAGAAGGTGGTGCCGCTGGTGAATCCGTTCGAGCAGGTGGACAAGGCCCAAGCCAAAAAGCCCAAGGCTAAAGGCTGAACACAAGAAAGCCGCAGGGGGTGCCTGCGGCTTTTTGTTTGGACGGCCGGGTTTTTAGGCCTGGGGCTGAGCGCCCGGTTGTTTTCTGGGTTTGGACCGCTGGTAGAGGTCGGTGATGGCGATTTCTAGGGCGTCGGCCAAGCTGATGTTTTGGCGGGTGGCGATGCTTTGGAGGTGCCGGTGTGCGGCGACAGAGACGCGGGGGAGGGTTTTACAACGGGGATCGGTGAGGGCGGGCCTGCCTGCGCCTGGTGCGCGCTTGCGCGGGGTGCCGCGTGTGGTAAGCTCGGCAGTATTGAGCTGAGGCTGGCCTTTTGGGGCTGGCTTTGGTGATTTCATGGCTTGTCTGTCGTGGCGGGGCCGCGTTGATGCGTGGCCCCGCGTTTTTGTTATGGGTGTTTTGTTCCGCGTGTCGGATGCGCGGCCCCCGTGGTGCTTTTGGTTTCGCGGTGTCTGATCCGAGACATTCTCATTCCTCACGGTAGCCAGTCGCCGCGTCGAGTGTTTCAATCACAAGGCCCGCGAGGGTCTTGTCTCCATCACGGCGCTTTTTCGCGAAGCGCGTATAGTGGTTTTTGCGGCCAGCGTCCACGCGAACGTTGATGATGGCGGAGGCGGTAGCGCCCCGTTTCGGGGGCGCTCCGCGTGTCGGTTCGGAGTCTGTTTTCATATGACCTTGAGTTCGACCAACCGTTCTTCTGAGACACCACAGGCTTTCATTATTTCTTCAGTGTCGGGCGACTCGTCGTTAGCGTGAACCAGCCCGCACAACTCACCATCGCGTTCCATGGCAGACTTGAGCCATTCTTCGGCGGCTTCACGCGAGAGATATTTTTCAGTCTCTTGCTTGGTGTTGCTTTCGCTGTTGAAGCAGTAGGTGACTTTGCAACCGCACTCCGCCTGTATTGTGTCATACAGGTCGTAGCAGGTGGCAAGGTCTTCAAGCAAGACGTATTCTTCTGTCTCGTCGTCGCAAAGGACGGCGTAATTTCCACGGCAGTCTTTGAAGTTAATCTCTCCATTGCCGGAGACGTGGGAGAACTTCGCGGTTGGTGCCGAGAAGTAGGAGTCTCCACTCACGCTAAGTTGGTCTGACTTGTGGCTTATTTCGAGTTTCATGAGCTTGTATTCTTTGCTGAGTTGAGCCGGAGACGCCGGGACGTTGTTCCTTTGTGGAACGAGGTGAGCTTAGTCGAGGGTTTGAATTGTGTCAATACATAAATAAAGAATCTTTTTAGGCGGCGGCTTCTTCGGTGGTGTCGTCAAAGGTGCGGCCTAAAATGAAATCGGCAGCGCGGGCGGCGTCGGCGTGGTGGAGGGCAACGGCGATTTTCATGGGGCGACGGGATAACGGGTAAAAATGCGGATTTGTTTGCCATCGGCGCTGAAGGCGATGTCTCCATAATATTCGGGGAGGTCGCATTCTGCGCCGCCAAGCTCGGCGCAATAATCGAGCGCGTCTTGTTCAGTGGTGAAGGCACGGTTGCCTTCCCCGGTGTAGCGGTCGCTGTGGGTGTGGCGGAGATTGGAAACTCGGCAACAGGTGCCGGGATACATGGCGGCGATTTCGGCGCGGTCTTTGGCTGAGTAGGTTTTCATGGTCGTGGGTGGGTGGGTGGTGGTGCGGCGGGTGCCGTCCCTGCTGCCCTCGGCGGGGACCGAGGGCAGACGGGGCGGAACTAGGCGGCGAGGGTTTCGGGCTGAGCGCGGAGGATGGCATGCAAGCAGGCGAGCAACACGCGGGGATGCTCGTCGGGAATCTGGACGATCTCGGCGACGGTGGCGGCGGTGCGGCCTGGCAGGTGTTTGGCGATCCAGTTGCGGGTGCCGCTGCCGCAATTGCCGACGGCGAGGCTGTCGCCAATGGTGACGAGCACGGGGGCGTAACCGTTGAGCTGGCCAGCTTCCAGTTTGGCGGAGATTTTGGCCTGGAGGCGCTCGATCTGGGCGGCCTTGGCTGCGGCGCGCTCATCGGCAGCGCGGAGGCTGGCGGGTGTCTGCCGGGTGATGAGGCTGCGAGCGGTGCCGATGCTGCTGGCGTGGGCGGTGTAGGTGCGCGACTCGATAACCCGGCGGACGATGTAGCCGGTGCGGACGTGGGCGGCAAAACCACGGGCTTTTTCGAGCCACTTGGCGCGGAAGATTTGCTCACCGTCCACATCAGACTCGACGGGGAGAGCGGCGAGCGTGGGCATGCCATCGACGCGGGCGAGGCCGCGCTTGGCAACGTGGAGGTTCCAGCCTGCCTGGATGGTGGCGGTCCATGCGCCGTCAGTCTTGCTGTAGGTGCAGCGGCTGCTGTATTGGTCCCCTTTGCTGGTGCTGGCGGAGAATGTGACGCCGGAGAAATCAGCGGCAAATGCGATGCTGCCGCTGACATTGCCGGAGAGGCTGGGCATGAGATCCGCGATGATGCGGCGGGCGGGGCCGACCTTGTGACGGCGGAGGCGCTGCACCAGGCTGCCGGTGTGGTCGAGCACGGCGCGGCCTGCGAAGATGCAACCGCCGACGAATTGGGCCTGTCGGCGGGGTGCTGTGCGGCGCACGTTGCGGTCGTGGCGTGCCTGGGAAATCAGGTTTGCCACGCGGAGGATGCCATCGACGGCGGCGGTCTGGCTCATGGCGCGGCGGCCTTTGCAGGCCTTGACGGTGGCGAGCACGTCTTTTTTGCTGGTGCTGCTGGGCGTTTTGAGGGCGATGGCAAAGAGCTTTTTGCCGAGGATGGTCTTGAGGGTGGCGACTTGCTGGGTGCTGATGGATGTCGTTTTCATGGTCTTAGTTTGTGTCTGTCGGGTGGGTAGCGCTGTTGATGCAGCGGCTGCCAGTGGTGGCAGCGGGGGGAGTATGGAGCGGGTAATTCCTGCGTGCAACTATTATTTTGGGGATTTTGTTTTTGGGTGAATTTTCCGCGTGTCGGATGCGCGGCCCCCGTGGTGCTTTTTAGGCGGCGATTTCGACTTGAACGGCTTGGAGTTGGGTCACTTCGTCGGACTGGGTGAACCAGTGGCCGAGGAAATAGGCGCGGGCGGCTTCGAGGCTAATGCCTGCGGCCATGCTGGTGATGTAGCTAGAGCCATCTGAAAGGCTGATTTTGAAGGCGGGAAGTGTCATATTTTTAAAAGTGGTGAAGTTTTCCGCGTGGTGATGGATGCGCGGCCCCCGTGGTGCTTTTTAGGCTTTGAGGGCTTTCATCTGCTCGGCGAGGTGCCAGAGGGCTTTATTCAGGCCGATATTGCCGTCGATGCCTTTAACTGCGCGGGTGCGTGGCATGCGCTCGCCGTTGGCTTTGCGTTTGCCGAAGTCTTTCTGGCCGCCTTTGACGAGGTTTTCTTGCACGGTGTTGAAGGTGTTCCAAAGCGTGGGCTTGGCATCTTCACTGCGCTTGATGGTGAGCAGCTTGTCGGCGCGGATCGGGGCAGCGGCGAGGTCTTCCCAGCGTGCCAAGGATGCGGCTTCGGCGAAGACCTGGCGCTCTCCATCGGTGAGGCTGAGGGCTTTCATCTCGCTGATGCCGTCCATGAGCTCTGGGATCTCGCGGACGATTTCCACGCTGGCTTCGATGACCTTGGAAGGATCAAACCCGGTGTGGATGATGGAGCGGCGGGCAAAGGTGGCATCGCACACAACGAGGCCATTCAGGCAGTAGGTGCGAAAGATGCCGCAGTGGAGCTGGTAGGCGCTGCTGCGGTCGTGGGCATTGATGAGCACGATCTCGGGGCGGTCGGTGCTGGCGAGCTGCAAATCGTCGCGATGGGCGAAGCGAATCATGTGCTTCTGGAATCCTTCGCGGGATTCGTCGCGCACGTTTTGCTCTTGCACCAGGGTAGGTACCCAGCCCTCGGCCTCCATGCCGTCCAGGATGGAAGCGGTAGGAAGGAACGAATAGCGCTGGCTGGTGCGGCTGTGGGCGGCATCGGCAAAGATGCTGGGGGCGCACTGGCGGAGCTGGTCGCGGCTGAGGGCTTGGGTGCCGTGGCCGATGTTGCCCAGGGTGCGGTATTTGCCATCCTGCCAGATGCGGCCCGACATGCGGGAATCAATGGAGGCGGCGCGGGTCACTTGGGGGATGTTGGTGATGATGTTCATGGTCGTGTGTGTGTGTCTGTCGTTTTGTTGAATCCCGTTGATGCGGGGGGTGCTGCCGTTGTGGCAACGGGGGGAGTATGGTGCATGTAATTGTTGCGTGCAACAATTATTTCAGAAATGTTTTTGGGGCATGAAAAAGCCCGGCTTTGTGGCCGGGCTTTGGGGGGGGTGATTTGGGGGCCTCGGCGCGTGATTACGGCGTCCAGCCTTCTTTGCTGGTGATGGCCTCAAAAATCCTGGCTAGCTCGTCATCTGCGGCAAATTTGGCCGCCCACCAGTTGATCATGTCGGACTGCTCCGACGTGAGGCCGGGACGCCAGGCGCGCACCTCCTCGCGCACGCTGTTGGAGGTGATGTCGAGCACGTTGGCAATCACTTCGGCGGGGAGTGTGTCCTGGAGCCAGGCGGACAACAGGCGCGTCTGCTCGGGCTTGTCCAGGGCGTTGATGTAGAGCGCGAGGTGATCGTCTCGGATTGGGCGTGAGCCGTTGAGGTGCAGCGAGATCGTGGCGCGATTGACGCCGCTTTTCTTGGCTAGGTCAATTTGCTCCCAACCATGCACTTTTAGTGCTTCCGCAAGCACTTTAGCGGTTCGTGGTGTCGTGTTCATTTTGCAATCTGCGGCTTGGCCTACGAGACCCTTTTGCCTGAGTGACCGGCTTAGTTGCGGGGCTTGACCAAGACAGCGTTGTTCAGACCTCGCAAGTTTGCCACGTCGGGCGGTGTTTCGCTGATGCGGTTGGTCTCGGCTGGGGTGAGCCGTGCCTCGGCTTCTTCTGCGGCCATGCTGCGCTCAATGAGTCGGCGGAGCCAGTTGCTAACGGTGCGCCCATCCTGGGCGGCAAGATAGCGGATTTTAGCCAGCGTTTCTTCGCTCAAACTGATGGTGGTGGCGGTCTGGCCGGGCGCTCTTTTGCCTGCCCGACTTTCGCCTAGTTTGGGTTTTGGTTTCATAGGCCTTATTACGCTTAAATAACAAATACTCAAAACAAATTGTTGCGCAGATTTGTAACAGTTGGTAACAAGTGTATAACACTTTAACCACTCGAATACACATGGCTGCGGTTTCTCTCTACCTCGAAGATGCTCTACACGAACGGGCTAAAGCCCATGCTGAGAAGGAGCGCCGGTCATTGTCGGCCCAGATCGCCTACTGGGCCGAACAAGCGATTGAGAAGGAACTCAAGAAAGAGGCCGCAAGCGGTGACGCTGCGGAGGTGGCATGAGATTTCATCTCTACCAGCCGACCTTGGCCGATGTGGTCGTTGATGGTGCCCTGGTCGGGCTGTCCTGCTTTTTTCTTTTGGCTGGCCTGCTGTGGCTGGGTCGCTGGGTGGTGAGCTTTTTTGAGGCGGATTCCCACGATGAGGAGGTCGAGCCGTGAAGACGCGACTCTATTCGCTGCTGTCGTTGGAGGCTCGCGCTTGTGGTCTGCAAGCCTGGAGGCTGTGGGATAAGCAAGGCGGGGCGCATGCTGCGCTGCGGCGGCTGCCACCCACGCGCCTTGCCCTGGCTGCTCGCGCTCGTGCTGAGCACTGGAGCCGAATCGCGGATTTTCACGAGGCACTGTCGGCAGTGTTCCCCCTGGGCCTGAGCTGGTCCAATCGCTGATTTTTCTGGCCCGCCAGGCATCACGCCACCGGGCCGCTTTCTTTTTTCCACCTGACACTATGAGCGAGCGACTGACAACACTGCGCAAACGTGGCCGCCCAGCCGGGCCTGAGCCGCTGTGCACGATCAAGGAGGTCGCTGAGGCCTTCGCGGTGTCTTTGTTCACCGTTTACGGCTGGACGCGGCAAGCGGGTGCTGATGGCAAGCCGGTGCTGCCGGTGCGCAAACTCGGCCGCCTGGTGCGCGTGCGCGTCCGCGATCTTGAGCACCTCGACGAGCGCTTAGCGGTCCGCCCCGATTCGTCCGCCGCCGCCGTTTCTTTTTTTTCTGGGGAGGGTTCCGCGAATGACTGACTCTTCATCCTGCGCTCCGCGATGTGGAGCAGTTGCATTGAGCTTCCCGCCCCCCGACCAGCAGGAGGTTTGCCGAATGGATTCGGCGGCGCGGGAAAACGCCGCGTTGGCGGCGGCCCGCCCGGCCCGCCCGGCCTGGGCGCGGATCGAGGCGCGGATCGAGGGCGGCATTGCCCCCAAAATCCTCCGCACTAGATTTGCAATCTGTTATTTCTCAGGCGTTTCACTGGGCAAAGCGCCCGCCTTTGGCGCTGCTAGATGGTTTGCTGGCTGGCCGGTGGCTGGGCTGGGTGCCCGGCGGCCTGGCTGCTTGGTTCAGTTTCGGAGGGGGGGGAGGGGGTCGCGCCCGCGCTGCGCCCGCGCTTCTACAATACATCCGGCCAAGAGGAAAATTTTCACATTGCCACCCATCCTATGAATGACATGCACACTCAATGCCCGCAGTGCTTGCTGGCGAACTCCATCGACTGCCAAGAGCCGGACTGCCCCTGCCTGTCTGGGGTGCCGCCAAAAAAAGAAGGGGGCGCGGCGTGCATGGATGGCGCGTCGATGAAACTCCTGACGACGATGGGGCTGCGCATCTTGGCGCTGGAAGACCTCATCGTGCGGGCGGCTGGCATGGTCAGCGATGACACCGCTCACCTCGACGTGCTGCGTGAAGCCCGCCGCATCCTGGGCAAAAAAAGGGGGGCCGCCGTATGAGTGCCCAGGACAAGCTCATCATGGCCCGCCGCCTCGTGTCCGAGGCGCAGCACGAAGTCACCGACGCCACGGGCAAGGCCGCTCTGCTTTACGCCACCAGCGAACTCAACACCGCGCTGGCGGCTCTCAACCACAACCTGCCCACCGACAGCAAGCCGGTGCGCGATCCCTTTAACTGCGACCTCCTCCGATGACTCCTTCCCTTGAAAGTAAAATGCACCTGCCGGTGCACCTGCGCGTGCTCGTGTGCGAAGTGCGCGACAACGGCCAGCTCTGGCCCCTCGGCCAGATCGACCTGCGCAGCGATGACCATGCCGTCATCAGCAGCGGCAAAAAAAACGCGCCGCTCATGATCGCCCCCCTGGAAAAAGCGCACGCCGCCGCCGTGCGCCATGCCGCTGCCCTGGCCGCACAGCAGACCATTCAAAACCTTGGCAAGGAAACCGACACACTATGATTCAACACTGGCTCAAATGCGCTCCGGCGCTGCAATACAACGAGACGCATTGGCTGCTGCTCATCATCCTCCACAGCTTCCGCGATGCGGTGACGGTGGACGATCTCGCGCCGGTCATGCAGCGCACCACCCGGCATGTGTGGAACCAGTTGGAAATGGTCATCACGGCGGGCTTCGTGCAGCGCGTGGCGGGCACCGGCATTTCTGAAAATGGCCGTCGCCACCGCAAAGCGCACTTTCATCTGACCGCCGCAGGCAAGGCCCTGGTGAGCGCCAAACCGGAGGGCCAAGCCTGATGAGTGATGCACGCCTTTCCTGCGCTTTGCCAGGGCACCCAAAAATGAAAAAGCTGGTTCACCGTCTCAAGGAGCCTGGAGCGTGGGGTTTTGTGCGTCTGGTGCTGTGGGCACGCGAGAACCGCAGTGATGGCGATTTTTCTGGTCTAACTGACGAGGATCTCGAACTGGCGGTTGATTGGCATGGGGATGCTGGACTTTTGATTACTACGCTTTTCTGTGTTGGCTTCATCGACGGCACCGAAAACGAGCGCCGGTTGCATGATTGGGAAGATCATCAACCATGGTCTGCTGGACAAAAACAGAGGTCTGAAAGTGCCAAGTGGAGTGCTTTAGTCCGGCATGAAGGCTTCGATGGAGCCAAGGCCAAGATGCCTGATTATTACGAAACGCACAAGGACAGGTGCGAAACGCATGCGAATCGCAAGCAATCGGATGCGAAACGCATGCAGTCGCATGAAAACGCACCCAAAAACGATGCTCCATCTCCATCTCCATCTCCATCTCCATCTCCATCTCCATCTCCATCTCCAATCATAGAAGGCGCTGTCGCGCCGCCCAAGCTGCCGCTGGCTTCCCAGGTTGAAGCCGAGACTCAAGACGAACCTCCGCCACAGAAAAAAAAGAAAGGGGCGGCGCGGGCAAGGAACGAGTTGCTGGATGCGCTAGCGGTCCTATCCGGCGGCAGCGTGGAAACGGTCACTGGCTCCATGTGGGGAGCGGCGGCCAAGGCGCTGAGCGAGATCAAGGCTGTTTGCCCGGACGTGACGCCGGAGATGATCAGCGCGGCGGCGGCGGCTTACCGGCGCGAGTGGCCCAAAGTTTCGGTGAGTCCTTCAGCGCTCGCCAAGAACTGGAGCAAGTTTGCACCGGGCGCGAAAAAACAGGACGGGCGCACCGTGCAAGGCGTGCAAGAGCCTACCACAAACTGGCGCGAAGTGGCGCGTGAGCTGGGCTTGTGCGCAGAGCACTGGGCCATGCTGGAGCGGGCCGACAAAATCAAAATCCTGCGGAAGCAGATGGAGGGCGTGAAGCCATGATGACAATCGAAGAATTGCAGGAGCAGGAAAACCGTGAGCAGGAAGCGGCCAGCCGCGATGTGCGGCTGAATGTGGCCCTTCCATGGTCCAAGGAGTCTGAGGAATGGATGCTGGGCATGCTGCTCAATGCGCTGGATCTGGATCAGATCGGCGAGGTGTGGCAGGCGCACGGGCGGCGGCTGCGCAATGACCTGTTTGAGCACGTTCACAATCGCACCGTGTTCCTGCTCATCGAGGAGCTGGCGGTTTCCGGCCAGCGGGCAGACGTGGTGACGTTCACCGGGCGCTTGCGGCACCGGCAGGAGCTTGAGATGGTGGGCGGTGCGGCGCGGATTTCCGACCTGTATGGGCAAATGCTGCCCGCCACCCCTGCGATGATGGCTCATCACCTGGCCATGCTGGAGGAGATGCGGGCGCGGCGCGGCATGCTGAAGGCGGCGTGGTCCATGGCGGCTGCGTCCACTGACACCACGCAGTCCTGGAAGGCGGCGATTGAGAAGGCCGAAGGAGACCTCTTCAACCTGCACGAGCAGAGCACCAAACGCGGCACGCGGCACATCAAGGAAGTGGTCGGTGAAGTGGTGGCGGAAATTGAGTTGGCCTACAACAACAAAGGCCACATCGCAGGCGGTGTGCAGCTTGGTTTCACCGATCTCGACCGTGTGATCATGGGCCTGAAAACGGGCTTGTTTGTCATCGCGGCCCGCCCTTCACGCGGCAAGACGGTGCTGGCCTGCCAGATCGCGCTGAACGTCGGCACGGGGCGTGGGCATTATCACGAGTTCAAGCAAGCACCCATCCCGGTGTTGTTCTTCTCGCTGGAAACCACGGATCGTGCGCTGACGCGGCGCATGCTACTGAATGAATGGACGGTGCCGATTTCTAAGGCGCGTGATGGCCTGATGTCCCGCGCAGAGCAGGATAAGTTAGGCGTGGCCGTGGCTGAGTTGAAGCGCTCGCAAATCTGGCTGCATGAGTCCTTTGGCATGACCATTCAAGAACTGCGAGCCACGGCACGCATGCAGATTTCACGCTTGCCGGAGCGCACGGATGGCCTGCCCAAGTGCGTGGTCTTGCTCGACTACCTGCAACTGCTGAGCAGCAGCTCGCGCCGTGCGCAGCAGTCGCGGCAGATTGAGATCGCGGAAATCAGCATGGGCTTGAAGCACCTGGCGCATGAGTTTGATATTCCAGTGATCACCCTGGCGCAGTTGAACCGTGATGGTGACAAGGCGCGGCCTGGCATGGCCGACTTGCGTGAGTCCGGCCAGATCGAGCAGGATGCCGATTACATCGGCATGATCTGCGATGCGCCCGAAGAACTCACGCAGGGGGAAGATGGCCTGCCCAGCGAGCAGGAATACATGGGCTTCGACCTTGCCAAGAACAAGGACGGACCCACCACCACCGATGGCGCTCCGCTGGTCTTCCCGTTTGACAAGAGCATCTTTAGACTGCGCAGCATGGGTGACTCCCTGCTGAGCAACAACACCCGCGATTACCAGCCGGGCTACGCGAAGAAGCCCAAGGTCAGCAAGAAAGAACCCGGCAAAAACTGGCGCGACAAGTCCGCGCCCGCGGGTGCCAGCCTCGCTGAATTTGACGACTGATTTCCCGACCACCCACACACACAACAACAACAACATCATGACCAGCATTCTAATCCTCACCGACGACGAACCACACAGCACGACTGCCGAGCAAAGCCTGCACGAAGTGGTGATCGAGATCGACGACAATGGCGACGGCCATGTGGTCAAAAATCGCCACGGCAGCGCCGCCGCGTTTTTGGACTCCAGACAGCCCGGCCAGTGGCGCGATTTCATCCAAAGCCTGGCACTTTCCTGAACCGCAAACCCACCCACCCCATGCACAACAAACTTAACGCCTACATCGACCCCAGCAAATTTCAGGGGGCGGTGCTGATGAACCTCAAAGACAAGACCGGCACGCCCACGGAATGCTTGGTCATCCCGCTGAAAAACTCGCGCATTCGCCGCTCGGAGAAGAGCGGCAGGCTGGGCTTATCCATGGACCTAGTGCCGAACAAAGAGGGCAAGGACGACTTTGGCAACACGCACTGGATCAAGGAGAGCACGACGAAGGTGGAGCGTGAAAGTTCTGAGCCGCCGAATCTGCCGTTCCTGGGGAATGCCAAGGAATATGACGCAGGCGGCCAGCGCACGGCACGACCTGCGGCGGGTGCTCCGGTGACGCAGCAGACCGAGGCGGGCGCGATGAGCGACGGCTTTGAAGACGACGACATTCCCTTTTGAGCTATGAACTTACTCGTTTTACAAGCCCGCGAATCACTCGCCCTCCCGGCTGAATGGGAGGGCTACCAGTTTAGCTGCCTACCCAGATCCCAGGACGGGCAGAAGGATTACATCGCCACGCATTTCTCCATCATTGGGGTCGTGGCACCGCTCATCACACGCGGCCCAAGGAAGGGCCGCCGCAACTGGCGGAAAATGGACAAATCCACCCGCCGGGAGTTCGTGGTCAGCATTGCCGACCATCTCACCTGGAAGCTGGCATGGGAGCAGAAAAACAACCGATGCTACCGCTGCACTGGCACAGGCCAAACTCTCGCCCGCGTCTCAATCGCTGATGGCGAAACCTACCAACCATGTTCGCGCTGCCACGGTGAAAAAACAGCCCGTCCATGATGACCTTCTACCCCTGAACTAATGAGCCAACCACTGACCACCCCAGAGCTGGGCATGTCTGTCCCGGTCACGCTGAAGAAACCTTCGGCGTGGTCGGGCGGTGAGCATGATGGTTCACGCTTGCTGCCAGAGCAGCGGGCGCAGATCCGGGCGCTGTGGGCGCAGGGGAAAAGTAAGCTGGCCATCTCGAAGGAACTCCAGCACAGCCGCAACACCATCGCCGAGGTCATTGACGAGGACGGGGCCATCGGGGCGCACCTGCGGGAGACGCGGGCCACGCGCATGCTGGTGGAGGAAGAAGACCTGCGCCGCATGCGGGCCGAGGTCATCGAAGACCAGTCCGACAAGGGCAAACTTAAAATCGGTGACCTCAACAGCGCGATGATGATCGGCAGCATCGCCATCAAGGATGCGGGCGGCAGTGCGCCGCAGCGCTTGGAAGTCACGGTGGAGCACGAGTTCAAAGCTGCCGCCGAACTCATGACCGGCAGCGCCAGCCGCCAGCCGGTGAGCTTTGCACCCGTCCTTGAAGCCGAGCTAGTGCCGGTGCCGAAACTTTAATCACCAGACCACCCCCACAACACCCCAACGAACTGCATGAGAAACGTCAACTTACCCAAAACCAAAGTCTTCATCCGCTGCGACACGTTTGGCGGCCCCGTGGACGAATACGAAGCCGCGTGGCTCGTTTCCGTCCGAGCCATGCGCAACCGCCCCTTGTGCTTCCAAGTGTGGGTCGAGAAATACGCTGCTTGTTTCGACAAGGTGCCGCCGCAGTGCGTCTATTGGTATGAGCCGGAAGACGATCACACGGCATTGCCGCTGCACAAAGTGCAGATGTGGGAATGCCTGTCGGGGTCCATTGAAGTCTGGCGCAAAGACCAACTCTCCGACGTGCCCGTGCTGGTGAACCTGGGCAAAGGTAATCCACCCATCGGCGGTCACTACTGGTTCACCATTGACTACCTGCCCGAAGGTCAAGCCAGCGGCACTCTCGACGTGGGCGATACTGAACTGCTTGAGGAGCACAAAGAAGGCAACGTCCTCAAGCTCGCCAACGGGCAGATTGCCATCTATCCCAACAATCGGATCAAGTGGTTGCCCGTCTCACTGACCGGCAAAGAGGCCGCTGCCGCCATCCCCGATTGGAGCGTGGCTACGAATGCTCAATGGGATGAGTGGTGGTCCGATTCGGACGAAATATTGGGCGATGCCAAGTGGGCGTATTGAACCATCACACCCCCAAACCGGAAACCATGACGGACCTTGAACGCCTTCAGACACGCCAGGAGTGGGAAGACCGCCTTTCGCGGCAGACGCCGCATGCGGTGTATCAGCCGTTGGAAATTCTGTGGGACGCGCCGTGGGATGAAACGGGCTGCATGCTGCGCATGCGGGAGCGGTTGGCCATTGACGAGTCTTTCCTGCATGAGCTGCGCTACCATGAGCGGGCGCAGGAAATGCGGGTGACGTGGGAACAGGTGAAGCAGTGGGAGGAGCTGCGCCGCTCGTGGATCAAACGCATGGCGCGTGACCCGTTCCAGTTTGGCTGGATCTCGGAATACTTCAGGCCGATCTTGGTGGAACTCTGCCGCAAGCGGCTGGCGCAGCCAGGGGAAGTCATTGAATACCTCATCACGGGGGGGAATCGCCCCGGCAAGACCAAGACGCTGCTGCATCTGACGAGTTGCAATTTCATCTACTCGCCGCGGCCGCCGGGCTATGAGCATGACGACACCTGGAGCGGGCAGGTGATGGTGCTGCATGAGTCGGAAGGCATGAGCCGCAAATGGCATCACCCGGAAATCTTCAATCACCTGCCGCTCGATCTGAAGGCGCAGGCGCGGAAGAAGGCCACGGTGGACACAGCGTTCAACTACAACGCCAAAGGCTTCACCAATGACTGGTTTCAAGTGCTGGTGGAAGTGAAGGACGAAGCTGGCCGGGCCTTCACGGGCGGCGGGCGGTTTGAGATGCGCAACTACGGCCAGGACGAAGATACCTTTCAAGGCGGCGAGTATAACACGATCCTGAGCGATGAGCTGATCCCGCCTGCGCTGGTGAAGACGCTGAATGCGCGTCTCGCGTCTCGCGTGGAAATGACGCGGGAACCGTGGTTTCAGGAGCGCATCAAGAAGTTGCTGGCGCTGCTGGAGGCGGGGGAGCCGTTCCACTTGATCCATCGCTCTCTGCTCGGTGCCGTGCTGCAAGGCGTGCATGTCATCGCCTTCACGCCGATCAAGGGCTACACCGCCACCGTGAAGATGTTCTTGGCAGGCGCACGCAAGTATGGCTGGGCCGATGCGCCCGTGCTCAAGACGATGGCCGGTGCGCCGAAGACGCAGGTGTGGCGCTTTGCACAGCCGCCCGACCCGCTGCGCCTTGTGGCCAGTGTGCCGACCAGTGCGAACATCTGGAAGCCAGCGTATCATGCCATCATGGGCGGGGCCATGAGTGGCGGGCATCGCCAGGTGCGCATGAAGCTGTATGGCGATGTCGAGCAGGACCAGCGCAGCGAGTTTGCCAATGCGTGGAGCGAAGACCTGCACCTGTGCGACTGGAAAGACATCCCGCGTGATGGGTCGATTTATGTGGTGATCGACGGTGCAGACGCTAAGCCGTGGTTCATTGGCCTGTGGGTGGTGGACCCGCTGGGCCGCTACTGGCAGGCCATGGAGTGGCCGTGTGAGACGGTGCCGATCAACGGCTGCATGCCCGGCCCGTGGGCCGTGGTCAGCGCCGGGGACCGCATGAATGGGGATGAAGGCCCAGCGCAGGACTTGCGCCTCGGCTGGGGTTTGGAGCGGCAGTTCCTCGTCGTGTGGGAAATGCTCAAACGCTTTTTGGAGCGCATGCGGGAGAGCGGTGAGCCGTGGCAGGGCCGCGTGCTGGAGCGCACGTTCACCCTCGAAACTCGTCCGGGCGAAGTCGTGACCGTGGAAGGGCAGTTTGCCGAACTGTTTGAACTGTGGGGAGATCCACGCTGGAGCCATTGGAGTGATCGCAACAGCGGCCAGAAGATTGATG